GTGCGCTACAGTGACGGTAGGAGAATGACCAGACCCTTTGGAACCCCTGTAAGGACATTGACCAATAATACTGGGACTAGAAGGGACTGGTGGGGTGATGAGGAGGCTATGGATAAAACAAGCCTATCTGAGGCTTCTCAGTACTATCTAGTGGATTGGTGGGGCAATGAGCGTGGAGAGGCTGTAAGGCGTGCTCCAGTGCGCGGAATAGGCATCAGACCGGCATGGGACTGTGCTGATGCGTACGAGAATGACCGAACTAACAGCAGAAACGCCCATCGAAGGGTTTGGAACAACGGTAAGCCGATATTCAATGTGAAGGGGATAATGCATCTCACAACTGGTAATGTGGATATTGATGATGGGTATTCAATACCTCGATTTGGAGGGACTGACAACGATGAGAACCTCAATAGTAACGATAACGACTTAGTCGATGTTTTCGCTCCCACTCACTCTCTTCGTGTCGGTGATATGGGTAACGGACGAGGAGTGCGCTATCCAACACGGTTCAATGAAGATGTTCTAACCGAACTTTCTGCTCCTGTTCACAAAACAGGCATAGTTCTGAGTCATAACACTGCAGAACCTCTGTTTGGTAATGGACTGTTACGCCCCCGTAACGCTGTACTGCAAGCCGATGAAATGCCAAGAGGGATTAGCAGCAGATTGGGTATTTCGGAGAATGGATTGCTCAAACCAGAGGCGGTTGTGAGCGATAGAACGGAAGAAATCGTAGGTGCCTCCCCTCACAAAGATGCGATATCGAGAACAAGTCCGAGAATCGGTATTGACGCTGAGGTTACTGAGAAACTGGAGCAGAATCATATTGCGATAAACACCGAGGCTCACAGTCTCCACACTGATAGAAATGTGGGACAGCGAGCCGTTTTGCATGGCGGTTTCCAAGTTGGAACCAATACGATAGCCGATATAGATTACACAGGAATCAACTTTGGGAGACAAGGTGCCGGTTCGGTTGTTAGCACTGCTCACCGCTTTTCTCATACAAATGGATTCAGGCCATATGGTGGCTCCTATGTCCTTGAAACAAGGAGTTATGGCGGTCTTTTCGATGATACTGGTTGGGGTGTAGGGTCATTAGCAAATGATGATGATACTAGCAATCCATATCAGGATGTAGCCAACTACACCACGAATACTGTAAGGAATAACGAGGAGGACAAGTCTGTGAAGTTCTTGCTTAGACCAGTAAGGGTGCTTGATGGCAAACATGTGGAGGTTTTCAGGATTCACAACAGTCTCCATTCCTCTTCTCCACAATATGTCCAAAACTACCTTTTCGCATCATCAGGAGGCAAGTATGGACTGTTTTCATATGAAGTGGGTAGTGGTAGAACTCTAGTTAATAACATCGCTACGGGTAGGGCTCTACCAGATGGAAATGGTCCCTATTTGCCTGTTTTCGTGTTTGATTCAACTAGCACTTTCCTCACACCATCCAGTAATGGGCCGAAACTTCCCGGCACAGAGGTCTCCACATTCGACAAAACCCTCCTTGCTTCCTCGGTAACTAGGGTAGGAATTTCTGAAAACACATTGCAGCATCACCGTTCTGATGCTCCGAGAAGGCGGCAAGAGCAGGATACAGACGATGAACTAAAGCGAGCGGACTTCTCTGTAAAACCTAGATTCAGTCAATCATTACATGGAAAAGGGCACAAAGGAGATGTCTCATTCAGTATTACAGACCACAGTGGGGATGGCGCATGACACTGATACAATCCTCAAAACAGCGTTTCGATACCGCTTTGACATCCGTGATGAACGATGTTAGACAGCCTGTATTCGTGGATAATGCGGTTCATTACGCGAAAATCCAACCTCAGAATAAAGTCACAATAGAAGCCAGAAACGCTGAAAACTACGATTTAGCAACGGAAAAGGCATATTCCTATGTGGATTCAGAGGAGGCTATACTCATCACACATAGGGAAACAGATGGTCACTCAATCAAATCTGGTATATGGGCGAATGGTAGTAATAACATCCCTACCTCTTTGATGTATTCCTTTGTGAACCCAGAACAGAGACTAATTGGTGCTACATACACAAGTACATCTGACGGTCTCAGAGTAGACCTTAGGAATATGAAAGGTAAATCTGTTGGTAGTTTGGGATTCGGAGGAGATAGTTTGCATTTCGGTCAGATTGTAGATGTGGGTTTCAGAAGTACTGACTTGGCTATGAGACTAGGTAGTGACATATCTGGGAGTATAACCGCAATGGATGTGGGTAATTCACCTACAGTTGCGAACATAGGTGGGAATAGAAGGAAGACAAGTAATGTATATCTTGCCGCCGATTTCAATAATGTCAATCTAATCAGTGCACTTCGATATGTGTCCAGACATGATAACAGGATTTCTATATTCAACAGATACGGGGTTCTACAATACATACCATTCAATTTCTCTAGTGGAAAGCGTATTCTTGATAGTACCATGAGACTTGGTAGTGAAGATAAGAGCCCTGTGGAAAATACAGAGAATCGTATTACTGTCCAAGGTCTCCCCGTAGCATTGAATGAGAATCTAATCATTACTATGGATGATGCTGCAAGACAACAAGGGAAGTACGACACTGATATCTTAGAGAATGTCACACCTATATTCGATGCGTCTATCAAGAACACTCAGGATGCGAAAAAGGTAGCAAGGCAGATTCTCAAAGCCAATTCCATCATGAAAGGGGCAATCACCACAGAAGGACATGCAGACGCTTGGGATTTGCGTCCGGGTGATTTGGTACAGTATGGAACTACACCTTATGTGGTCATGAAAACTCAACACAAACTCAGTGATAGACTTAGTAATTTCAGTTTCCTTTCACTTAACACTGGTATTGAAGGTGTACTACAAGGCATCACAAGGGGGAGTATAGCAATGTCTTCTACAGAGTCTCCTGAGAAAACTAATCAAATTGTGGATGAGAATCTTTCCTTCTTTGAGAGTCTCGATGTGCACATCGTCCCCATCATAGAACTCAGACAAGTTTCTCCAAATGGCCTCCTCATTGGTCAAAATGCCTCAAGAGGGAGAATCGGTAAGAACTACGAGCCTTTGGGCATGAATAAAGGGGATGCGGTAATCATGAGAGGTGAATTGTGATGCCTGCTAATGACCACCTCAAGAGATTGATGATTGATACTATCGCGTCTAACATCAATGAGATGATTTTAGGCTTCGATGGGACACCTACAACATCTAGTGATGGCTCTGCTGGGAGACCCGCCATTACTATTACACCAACTGTGAAAGTCATCGACAACTCTACTATTCTAGTAGAGGGAACACTCACTGTAGCCGATGCCTTCGATGAGACTTTGAAGGAGGTCTATGTGCAACTACGCGGGAGCAGTGACTTTACACCCATAACCAGACATGTATTTCGTCCAATTGTGAAGAGTTCCAGTAACGAGATGAAGATTCAACTGATTATAGAGGTACGGTGAAAATATGGGTAACGCAAAGGCAGGACATACCACTGGTCTTACGGATGGGGACTACATCCTTTCACCCTCCTTTACCAATGTGTATGAGGGATTGCATGGGAATGGAATCTTGGCTTTGGAAGACGGGGCTACAGGTGATGCGGATAGAAACTTACCTGCGAGTATGCCCGGAGCCATAACAGCCACTAACAATGTCTTAACTGTCAAAGGTGGTTATGCTATCATTGATGGTATGATAGTCCCCTTTGGTACTGGCTACACTAACAATGCACCTGCTGATTATACTGTAACACTTGAAAGTAGCCGCATAGAAGATACCACTACGGGAGATGCTCTCACAACCGGCGAGTCTGTCCTTTTGGTGGTCTATGTCTGCTCTAGTGTGGGGCCACGAAATGTGCAAGTCGAAATGGGTACGCCTGTTACAAGTGGTTATCCTGTAACACCAGAAGGGTTTCTCACAGACCCGAGTAACTCACTCTCATCCAAGCAGACCACTGTTTTGGCTGTGCTGAAATGCACTTACAGTGCTGGCGTTGGAGATTTGGATATGACAGTATCAGAGATACTAGACCGGCGAACCTTCCTTCGACCATCACCAATTTACATGACTGCGATGAGTACCGGGGTCCTTGGTGCTACTGTCTCTGACAGTAATAGGATAGACAGCCACGGCGACTTAGACGGAATGCATGGAGGAGGAGATGAGAACGGAGCACTAACTAACAGTGAATTAGGTGCCCTCTGGATGTCTCACAGTGGCGATAGTGACCATGTGTTGTATTTCAGTGCCAATCAGGGAGGGGCTCGTAGGACACACAGACTTGGTCCTGATAAGGTCAAGGTAACAACAACTGCTGAGACAGTTAAGTTCGACGGTCCTAACTTCTATCATGCCACACCCACTGGAGCAATCACATACACACCAAGTGGGACCTTCCCACCCGGACACATAGTGACTGTGAACAACACTTCTAGTCATACCATTACATGGGAGAATGGGGTTACAGACCTCGAAATCGGTGGTAGTGCTGCAGGTGTGTTCGCATATACTGGTGCCACTTGGGTCAGAATATTCGCATCAAGCAGTGTATCTTCGTCACCCGGTGGTGCTTCAGGAGATGTGCAGTATAACGATGGCTCAAGTGGCTTCACTGCTGAAGCGGCATTCACCTACAATGCTGGGACGAATACGCTTACTGTGGGCGTGTTATCAACAGCAGGTCTCATCAGCGCGCCTACGGGTGTACAATTTGCTGCTAGTCTGAGTAGTAATCCCGATGGTTCTGGTAGTGCAGACCATACTCTGTGGTACAAGGAATCCGATGATAGACTATATCTCAACACCACAAAGGTTCTCCTTGATGGAGATGCTACAGGTTCTGACCTGAACGCCCTTTCTGCTGCTGCTGTGGATGTCGCCGCTGATTCGATTGCATTTATTGATGCTACTGATTCTGCTTCCAAGAAGGAATCCATCGCTGATTTGGCTACTGCAATGGCCGGTACAGGTATCAGTGCAGCCAGTGGAGTGCTCAATCTTGATGCTACACA